TCAAGTTTTATGAAATTTCCCTGTTGTTGTTGACCTGATTTTAGTCATTAAATAGAATCATTTTCTATATAGTATTAACTATATGATGAATAATACCTTATTAATTATAATAATGAATTTGTTGTAGTAACACTTAATTATAAATCTGCGCCTGCGAGGCTAATATTAAGCCAGTGCTACCTTTGATATTATGAATTTGTAGTGGTGATTGTCGTCTAATAGACATAGTCACTAAATTTTGCAAGTATTATTTTGAAATATAGCCAAAGTTATATAAGATGCTGCCATTAATTAGTTATGCAATAATGTTACTAAATTAGACAATTAGTATTTTTATTGTGTAGCCGTATTTTGGGTTAGGGCATTGCGAGGAGGTGCTATTTAGCATCGAGAAGCCTCGTTAGAAAATCCAGCTCTCATGTCTCTTCCTTAATCGGACATCTGCTTATAGATTTACTCATTTATAAGCTTCGATGTAAAATAACGAGTTCCAAATCAATCAAAATTTTTAAATGAAACCCGGAAGGACCCAGCCTCTGATCTGGATAGTCTACTTCAACGAATGACCCTTAGAGGGCATTCTAAGAAGCGTGAAGTGTGTAAGTTTGCTGGTAAGGCGAACCTTTATACACAGGATGGTAAGTTCTTGATTAATTCTCATAAGAAGAAAGACATCTCAAATATTGAATCTTATTATAAGAAGAAATATGATGTCAACAAATCTCGTGAGAAATTTAATCGAAGAAGGGGTAAAGATACCTTAGGGAAATTTAAAGTCCAATCGGATTTTGAAGAGGCCTTTGGTGGTTCTAGGAAATTTCATGATATAATTCAGCGCTTTATTGAGCACCAAAATTTGCCAGAGAAATTGGGTGAATTTATGGAGAATCTTTTTATCATGGTTAGAATGTTGTTAAATGCACGTGATTTATCAGATGTGCAATTAGCTATCATGATTTTTGTTAAATTTCATACAGGCATGTCATTTGTTAAACAGTATGGTTATGTCTTTAAGAAATTTATTGAGATGTTAGGTTTTGATGTGCAAAGTGGTACACCATTTGATGGTTTAAAAGATATTTTTGTTAGGTATAATGAGCTTAAGAATACTAAATTATTCGAAAAGTTCTTTAAAATTATTACTTATGTTTTATCTTTTACTGTGTTTAAAGACTTTGCACAGAGTCGTGATTGGGATTGGTTGTCCTGTATGCATTATAGAGCTAGATCAGCTTGTTCTTCAAGTTCAGATCTTTTAATGACGATATTAGAATCTTTAGTGTATATTTTGCGCCAAGGTTTTATAGCCATTAAAACTGGTTCTTGGGATCCATTAATAAGATCCTCTGAATATGAGGAATGGTTTACTATGGCCGAAAGGCTTAAAACAGACTCAGTGTTTTTAAATAATCCTGATGAATTCAATATTGATATATTTTCATACTTATCAGATTTAAGGCATTGTATTGAGCAAGGTACTAATATTCATAAACATTTATTAGCTATTAAAGCGTATGAAGCTAAATTAGTTGTTTCGATTTTGAGTAATTTGAAATTGATAGAAAGTGAATTTTTAACTAAACGTGCTTCTATGAAAACCAGAAAAGCTCCTTTTTCATTATTAATATTTGGAGGATCTAGTGTTGCTAAGAGCACATTTACACAGTTAACTTATATGTATTATGCTAAACTTTATGGTTTAAACAGTGCAGATGAGTATAAGTATACTCGCAATTTTGCTGATGAATATTGGGTGAATTTTTCCACTATGCAATGGTGTATTCATCTTGATGATGTAGCTTTCATTAAGCCTAGTGCTTCACAAGGTATTGATCCGTCTTTAATGGAAATTATTGGTGTTGTTAATAATGTTGCTTATGTACCAGTTCAAGCTGATTTAGCCGATAAAGGGAGAACCCCTGTTAGAAGTAGATTAGTTTTGGCCACAACAAATGTGCCTGATCTTAATACACATTCGTATTTTTCGTGTCCTTTGGCTGTGCAACGTAGATTTCCTTATGTTGTGAAAATTGAGCCTAAGCCTGAGTATAGTGCTAATATCACTATGCTTGATGGTTCGCTGGTCCCACCTATTAATGGAGAAGAATTTCCAGATTATTGGATAATTACTATTTCTAAAGTAGTTCCAGCTAATGATAAAATTATGAATCAGACCGCCAAATTGATAGAGATTGCTGTTTATAATAATATAAACGATTATTTATTGTGGTTTAAATCCGTTTCTGAAGCACATGATGATATTCAAGATAAAGTTACTAATTGTAATTATACTATGGAAACTATTAAGCTATGTAAATGTGGCTTGCCAGTTTCCCAATGTAGATGTGTTTGTCTCGAAACTCAAAGTGTAACTGAGTATTATAACCAATTGAAAGAATTGGTTTTACCAAATTATGAAAAATGTAAATCTGCAGTGAAGAGTAATATGTTCTATAATTATTCTATTGAAAGAACGGATGAATACGTTAGGAAGATAACGCATGAACATTATCGCTTAAAAGGTTGTTTTAAATCAAGTGATTATGTGCAATTTTCTTTTATGCTTTTATTATGTTTCATTTATATGAAATTATATAATAATTGTAAACTTTTCCGAAGGTATTTTGGTAGTGATAGAATATTATATAATTGTTGGTTAAAATTGGGTAGTAGTGTAACTTTTAAATATGGTTTCTCTAGAACTCTTTTTAGGGTTTCTGAAGAATATACATCTTTACCAGCATTTATGGGTACCCTATTATTTGGTGGGATTGCTTTATTGTCAATTTATAAATTGACAAGTAATATATTTGGTACCGTTAAAGGTTCTAAGTATATGCAATCAAATGAAGGTACTATTCCTCTTCCAGATGTTGAAGAGAGAGAACCAGTTTGGTATAAGCAGGATGTTCCTATAACTACATTTGATGTTTCTCCACAGATTTTGTCATATAAAGGTTTAGATAGGACTAAATTAATTTCTCTAATGAAGAATAGTAGTTTTCATATAAGGTGTTGGTCATCAGAGTTGATATCTCGTCCAGGTAGGATGTTTTGTGTTGGTAGTCAACTTTATTTGGCTTCGTCTCATGTTATTCCAGAAAAGGTAACTTTTAAGATGAAGATAGTCGATAGTCCTACTAGTGATGGTGTTTCTAATAATAGAATGGTTACTATTTCTAGTAACGATGTTTATAGAATAAAGGATACTGATATTTGCTTTGTTCGTATTAGATATATGTCACCAAGAAGAGATTTTGCTAATTTGTTTACAACTTTGGACTTTTCAGGTAAGTTTAAGGCTAGGTATTTAGCTCGTAATGAGGATGGTTCATTAAGCGAGCTTATTATTGAAGATTTTCGTAAAGATTATCTTGATAATTATAATACTTGGTTTGGTAAAGTTGCTGAACCTACAGTTAATGGACATTGTGGTTCGGTTTGTCTTGTTGATACCGGTTATGGTCCATGCATTTTTGGGATGCATATGTTAGGTAAGGATAATCTTGTAGGTATACAAATGGTGACTAAATCTCATGTGCAATTAGCTAGAGATCATTTTAAAGATTTAGTTATTGTCCCTTCAGTACCAAAAATCTCTTCAGAGAGTGTTTCTAATAGTTTAGTTGAGTTGCAATCACATGCATCTATTCGCTATGTGAATAGTGGGCATGCAAGGTGCTTTGGTTCCTTAGCTGGATTTAGACCTCGATTTAAATCTCAAGTCAGGTTGACTTATATTGCTAAGGAGTGTATGGTTAGAGGTTATAAACTAAAGCATGCTGCACCTAGGGGAAAGTGGAAACCCTGGAGAAATACATTTGAGGATACTAGCCATATCTGTGAAGATATTAATTTGAATATTTTGGATAGTTGTGTTGAATCATTTACAAATGATATTAAAACAAAATTATCTAAAAAAGATATTGAAGAATTAATGGTCTATGATGATATGACAGCTGTTAATGGTTGTAATGGTGTAACTTATGTTGATAAATTGAATCGTGCTACAAGTGCTGGTTTTCCTTGGTGTAAATCCAAGAAATATTTTCTTGAGGCAGTTGACCCTGTTCCAACAGTTGATGATCCACGTATGCCTGTTAAAGAAATTATGGACAGAGTGGATGAGATGATAGAAAATTATAAGAATGGCATTAGATCTTCAACAATTTATATGGGGTCTCAGAAAGATGAACCATTGCCGTTTCAGAAAGTAGCTGATGAAAAAGATAGAATCTTTACTGGTTCTGCTTTTGATTTCTCAATTGTTATGCGCAAATATTTTCTTTCAATTACTCGTTGTATTCAGAAGAATAGATTTGTATTTGAATGTGCTGCAGGGACTGTTGCTCAATCTTTGGAGTGGGAGGAGATATATGAGTATCTCACCACTTTTGGAGAAGATAGAATTATAGAGGGAGATTTCAAGAAATTTGATAAGAAAATGAGTGCAGTCTTTATTTTGGCTGCCTTTGATGTTTTGATTAATATTATGAAATTGAATCCTAATATAAGTTCTATAGACGAACGTGTTATGAAGGGTATATCTTATGATGTGGCTTTTCCTTTTGTTAATTTGAAAGGTGATCTATATGAGTTTGATGGTGGAAACCCTTCTGGACAGAGTCTAACTGTTATTATTAATAGTATAGCCAATTCTTTGTATATGCGGTATGCGTATTCGTTAAAATCGCCTAGAGGTGATGCTGTATTATTTACAGCACATGTTAAGTTAATGACTTATGGTGATGATAATGAGATGGGTGTAAGTGCTCAGTGCACATTCTTCCATCATACAGGTATAGCAGAGAGTTTAGCTCTTATAGGTGTTACTTATACTATGGCAAATAAAGAAGCAGAATCTGTTCCTTTTGTTAGTATACATCAGGCGTCATTTCTTAAGAGAAGTTGGCGTTGGGATGATGATATTGGGGCTCGTGTTGCTCCTTTGGAAGAAGCTTCCATAGATAAGATGTTGTTGATTGGGGTTCATGCTAAAAATGGGCCCTCTGATGAACATCATTCTATAGAGGTTATAGAAAGTGCTCTTAGAGAGTATTTCTATTATGGGAGACGAGAATTTGAATTCCGTCGTAATCTACTTATGGAAGTGGTAGATGTTTGTAATTTAAATAATTATGTTACTCCAAATACTTTTCGTAGTTTTGATAGCTATGTTGATGATTTTTGGAGAGCTTCCAAACATGTGGTGCTTAAGCGTAAGTGTCCACAAAGGGCTTTATACATATGTCCTGCTGAGGCGAGCCAAAATGTATCTTCATCTTTAGTTACTGCAGGTGTTAAACAGTTGTTGTCTTTCTGTGTTCAATCTGAGAGTGGAAATTTGAAGTATCCCATAGGGGCGTTCCCCCTTAAATATTTAGATACAGGGAAGTATCTAAGAAGGGCAACTTGTTATGAGGCTAACTTAGCTCATAACTCGTATTAATTTGAGTTGGTAAAAAGAGTTTAATTAATTCTAATGGTTGTGTAAAGTACTTTATTCGGAAGCGTAAGCAGAAGAAGAAAGCTGCTCAACTATCCAGAGAGCTTCTGGATACAATTGAAGCTCAGAAGCAAGAGACTTGTCACTTCTGTCACCAACCAGTGACTTCGAGGTGTCCAGTCAATTGTAGTCTAGATGTTGACTATTGTGATATGCAAGGTCATATTCTAGATGAGGATAAACTACATCCTACATTGTCAAATGTTAGGGTTGTGGTTATAGAAGAAGATAAACCGAGTTTTCGAGAATTTGTGGTACAAAGTCAAAATGAAGCTAATTTCATGACTGATGTAACTCCGGCTACGACTGAGAGTTCACAAAATGTCGAATTCGTTGACGAGAATGAAGGGACTTTTAAATTATATCCTTCTGTTAGAGATAATTTATCTCTACATGATAAGATGAGAAATATAGAGTTATCTAATTTTCTTTCTCGTCCTGTCAAAATCAACGAATTTACTTGGTCTGAATCGCAAACTACTGTTGGTGCTAATTTGCAAAGTTTAAAACCTTGGCAATTGTATTTTAGTGATAGTGTGATCCAAAATAAATTGAAAAATTATGCTTATCTTCGGTGTGATTTACGGGTTAAGGTTGTTATTAATGCTTCTCCATTTTATTATGGTGCTTTAATGATGGCCTATCGCCCACTTGATCAATTTATTGCGAATGAGACGATAACGCTGGATCCTTATGGAGCTCGCCATCTCATTCCATATTCGCAAAGACCTCATGAGTGGATATTTCCACAACATAATGAGGGGGGTAATATGATGTTACCTTTCTTTTATCCATATAATTGGATACAGGTTGGTATAAATCAAGAATTTACAGCTATGGGACAATTGGATTTTCTTTTATTTGCTCCTTTAGAGTCGGCTAACGGCGTTACCAGTGCTAGTTTAAATATTAGTACTTATGCTTGGGCAGAAAATGTTGAGTTGTCAG